GTCAGTGGCGGCTGCTGGCCCGCAGCGGGGTTCTATTCGTACGTCTCATACTGATGTTAGGGATCTGTTGCGTCGTCCGCAGTTTTGGTTCCATCAAGATATGGACGTTCAGTCTATTGTACCGAGTGAGTATCCTTTGATGACCATTGGTGGGATCGGTAACGTTGAAAGTGAGCGTTTGCGTGTACTTTACTGGGGTTGGTCAGGTTCAATCCGATACAATTTTTTAGCTAATGCAAATGTTTTAGTTGCAGACCTTATACGATTTCAGGTTAATTTCGAAAAACCCCTTTGGGGTAAAACAACAGATGTAGACACTTACGATTATCCGCTTAGTGGTATGCAAGGGTGTGTTTATTGGCGCCCTGGTCGTGATTCATCAAAGGGAATTTCAATTCCTTTTTATTCTCAGACTGGTATTAAACGTTGTGCATTGGCAACCGATGCATGGCCAGATTCACCTCTTCCAACTGATCGTGATATGTCTGTGGGAGCTATTTCTGCTGTTGTTTTTAATTCTCCAGCTTTTGTTAATTTCCCACTTAGTTTACCACCTTCGGGCTATGCACAGATGCCGTATCAGCTTATTGTAGTGACTAGTTTTGGAGATGACATTCATTTATATTTTCCATTGCCAGCTCCTCCAACATCTACTCCTATTTTACCTGGCTTAGTTGTCGAAGCTACAAGTTATGATAGAATGAAGAGAAGTTATCTTAAAGATTTAACGAAAGATGGAGATGTTGAAGCTAATCCTGGTCCCACTTTAGCTGAAGACTCTGGTGAATTTTGGTGTGATGAATGTCAATGTCATCATGTGGATGATTTGAAGTTGGATGCGGAGTGGGAGGAGCATTCGGGTAGTCCGTGTGAATTTTTATACGATCTTTTTATGCGGGCAGTTCAATGGGTTGAGGGAAAGTGTTCAACTTGTGTAGATCGTGTATTAAATAGAAAAGCCAAGCAGGTTGCGTCTGGAGTAGCACAGAAGGTTGTTCCAGCTTTGGTTTGGCTTTTGGATTTCCTTAATAATTTGTATGTTCTTTTTGTAAGTCAAAATACTGTCATGAAGTCACTTGCTATAACGTCGTTATCGACGAAGTGTGTGATGGCCCATACTTATGGGGCCGCCCTCCTGGACCAACTCACTGAGGGGGGGATTAAAGAACATGCAGGTCATGCTGAGGCAATTGCTGGATGTGTTGCTACTACTGTAGTGGCTGGTCTTTTGTCTATCCTTGGTATCACTTTGGTAACGAAGAATGCTAAGGATATTCGGCTTGCGGCGTCCTGGCGTTTTGGAGAGATGATGTCAACTTTCTCAAAAATAAGTCGGGGTTTAAAGGAAGTCCCAGAAATGTGGTTGGCTGCCAAAAGTGGCTTACAAGTGGGCGCTAACTACTTTTTAGAAGGGGATGCAATGTTTGAATCTTGGTATGATCGAAATCGTGAACGTTTTCAATCTTGGCAAAATGAGGTTGATTTTGCAATGAAGCACAATCTGTTTGATAATAATAATATTTTCCGTAGTTATGACGGTGAGCTTAATACAGATCGGTTGCGTAGGTTGAATGAAATCGCGATAGAGATTCGTGCTCAGGGTGCTAGTGTGCGTGGATTCCCTGTTACGTGGTTGAAGACTGCGGAAATTGTGACTCGTGAAATGGCTGGAGCTCAGAAGACTATTGATTTTGGAAATGGTCGGACAGAGCCTATTGGCATTTATATTGCAGGTGAACCCGGATGTGGTAAATCGTACGCGTGGACAAAGTTCTTTCCATATATAATTATGAAGCGATTGGGACTTGTGTCAACTTATGCGGAAGCGCGTCAGCAGGTGTATTCGAGACCGTCTGATCAAAATCAGAAGTATCTTGATAATTATCGTGCTCAGAGGTTTGTTTTGTATGATGATTTTGGTGCTGGAACAGAAGATGCTGACGCTTCGGAGTTGATTCGTTTTATTTCTGTAGCCTCAGCAGGTGTGCCTATGGCAGACATACTTGAGAAGCGAACGTACTTTACCTCTGATTTTGTCGTGTGTACTACAAATCAGCGATCTTCGTTGGTATTTAATACCATTCGCGATAAGAAGGCCTTAGAGAGACGTTTTCCGTTTGCATATCTTCTTGAGGTGACTCAAGATTTTAGGCGTGGAACTAGACTCGATATGGCTAGAGTTAAAGATGGTTTGCAGCTCATTGACAATGCAGACGACATGCTAAGGTTTCTAGATACTGTTTTCGTCTTTCGCCAATTAGATCTAGATACTGGACATGCTCGCTCTACATATTTGTTGCCGAGTGAATTAGTAGATGAGATATGTGCTCGTTATGAACGATATCATTCTGTTGATGACGATGTTGATCGTGTGCTTGATGGTTATCACATGGAGAGAAGTGAAGTGCGGAATAGATCTGTTAAGAATGATCTATGTTCACCCTCATATAGTGTGGTTGGGCCTGATCAAATTGGACCAAGATTATCACCTGTTTTTCCGCCAACTCCTGACTATACTCCAGTTCCCTCGCCAAGTAAGTCGTTCAAGAGATTTTCTGATCGTGTAAGTGCTGCTTATATTTATGCTCGAGAGCAGTTTGTTTCTGAATGTGAAAGACTCAAGAGAACTGGTGCTTTAGATCAAAAATCAGCAGCAAGAATGGCTCGAGATGTGCAAGAGAATTATGGACATTTTGGGTATAATGATGTTGAGGAAGTTAAATCTCTTGTTGGTTTTCCGTATCCCACTCATCTTGGTGGGTCTGAATTGTTTTGCTATTGGGCTGGTCGCGTTCAGAATTTGGCGGAAGAAGCGATTGTTTCTGGGCCTGATTGGAAGGGGCTTGGTTATTATCTTTTGAAATCTTTACCGTATGTTGCTGGTGCTGGAATTATAGTTTATGCTCTGGTTAAGATGTTTAAGAAGTCTGTTAATAAGAGCTTTGATGACATAGAAGAGCATGGTCAGAATTATGATAATAGTAAAAATTATATTAAACCCCGTAACAGTCAGATTAGTAAGATGAATATAGCCAAAGGTTTTCTTCATAATGACCGTAATCTTGAAGGAAATTATGCGGCTGCTGCTAAAGGCTTACGACGTCTGGAGATTTGTTTAGACGGGGAGCCGATTCGTGGTGGTTGGTGTTTTGCCCTTGATAGTCGTACGTTGATTATTAATGAACACTTTTATGAAGCGTGGACGGAATATCGTCGTGATGGATGTACACTTATGCTTAAGCAGGTGATGAAGGATGGTCGGGAATTAGGAATGACCCCTTTGCGCGTTGATTCAGTTAATAGCTGTCAATTATTCAGTGAAGGTCTTTATGATGGTGTGCGCGATGCTAGAATAGTTCGGCTTATTGGAGCCAACGTTCAAGGGGCAAGGAGTCTTGTTAAGCAGCTCCTTACTGATGACGATTTGGAGCAAATTTATCAGAAGCGAATGCTTGGTCTCTGGTTTAATCATGACCGAGCGACTGCAACGGATGTTATTTATAATTTCGGTAAGCATTGTACTTATCGTGGTAAAGATTATATTGGCGGAAAGGGTCCAGTTGCATCGCAAAATGGAGACTGTGGTCGAATTCATGCCTTAAAGAATCCTGTTAATGGTAGAATGCTTGTTGGTATACATGCTCTTGGGATTAATAGTGAACAAAAGACGTTTGGGATAGCTCACTTTACTCAAGAGATGGTTTTTGATGCTTTGATGCGGATTGATTCTATGCTTGGTTTGAACGTAGTACCAGTTGAACCTTTTGATGAAATTGTTGAAGGATATCATATTGAAGGCATGGATTGTGAAGGATGGAAGGATTTACCTACTATGCCTGGACTCGGTTTATTACAATTAAACGGTGTTACTGTTAAGCGATGGAGTCCCATTAACACTGAGTTTGTAAGAACTGGTCTACGGAAATCTCATTGGGAGGATTTATATTTGCCGTCAGCTAAGACTCCGCGTGTAGTCGGAGGAGTTAAGCGTCATCCATTATATGCTGGATCGCAGAAGTTTGGAGTCGATGCACTTAATCACTTTCCGCTTACCATTCATTGTGAAGTTACAGCCTTTATGGCCAATAAAATTGGTAAATGTAATGATTCAGTGTTGCTTACGGAACATGAAATGATCAATGGATGTGGACAGACAATGAAACCAATAGTTTTATCAACATCACCTGGTTATTTAGCACCTTATTTTAAGAATGGAAAAACTGAGCTTTTTAATGCTTTACCTCAACAAGAAGTTGATGGACAGCTTATGCCGCTAGAATATGAATTTTCGGATGTGGCAAAAACTAAGAAGATCCCCTATTGGAATATGACTTTTGTTGAACGGTTAGCATATTGTGAAAATGTTGTGAAGCAAGGAAGATCTCTTCCTACCATCTGGATGGCTACATTGAAAGATGAGTTACGGAAGAAAGAGAAGGTTAGAACCGGTGAGACTCGTGTTTTTGTGCAACCTGGTTTGGAAGTCACTCTTCTTTTACGTAAGTATTTTGGACGTTTTATTGACTCTTATAAGAGCCGATATGGCTTTGATCTCTATCATGCTATTGGATGTGACCGTGAGGCTGACTGGAAGAATTTTTATGATGGTTTGAAAGAAGTTTCTAGTGTTGGGTGTGATTTTGACGAATCTAATTATGATGGCAATGTAAATGCGCAAGCTTTTGACTTCTTTCTTCATGTTACGGATGCTTTTTATGGTGAAGAGGGGCGTGTGGAACGCCATGCTTTGGTGACGACTATGCGAGATTCTTACATAGTGGTTGGTTCGTTTCTCACAGTTACGCAACAGGGTAATAAGTCAGGTAATCCTTTTACTGACGTATTTAATTCTTTAACCCATACGTGGCTTTTGCTTTGTGCGTTTTTGACTTGTCAAAAAGCTTGTAATATTAAGCCGGATATTCGTGAATTTGATCGTTCGGTCAGAATGTTGACTTATGGTGATGACGTTATCTTAACTGCTACTGAAGCTGTCTTGCAGTATTTTAATCGTAGGACAGTTGCTGATGTGGTCTCAGTTGTTGGTTATCAAATTACTGGAGCGGATAAGACAGCAGAGATGGTACCATTTAGTCCTTTGGAAGAGATGACATTTTTGAAGTCGTATTTTGTGCCAGAAGGGGATGTTGTTCTTTCCCCTTTACCAAAGCATGTTATATACCGAGAGCTAATTTGGGAACGACGAGCTAATGTTGGTGATTTAGTGGTTTTTGAACAGCGTATTAGAGATGCGTTACAAATGATGGCTCATCATGGTGAGTCTGCCCTTAAACAACTGATAGAGGACCTTAAGAGTTGTGGAGTTAATTATACTCTTGATTACGGAACGTTTAAACGAGCCTTGTTTGAAAAGCAGGAAAACGCATCGACTAGATTTATTCCTGAATGGGTTAATTTTAGGGATTATCTAGAAATGGATACGATCGAGATGGAGAATTTTACTTTTGATGATTTTGATTTTGAGGGATTTCATGCTGGTGGTCCCTATCGTGAAATGGAGACTCTGGTGTTGCATGATGAGCCTGTTGTTAATCCGCCGTGGTGGGATTGGTTTCATGATCCTAATGGTGTTGTCTGGGATGTTGAAGATATGCCTGATGCTCATGAACATTCTGATGCTGATGATGAAGATTCAGGCTCGGAAATTGAGTATGAGGTTATTACTGATGATGAACACCGCAATCGAATTCATAAAGCTGTAGCTCTTGCGGTGGTTATTTACAGCCATTGGAAGAACCCAGATGATCACAAGATGTTGAGAGTTGCGTTTGATGATACTGACCATTTAAGGGCTCAATGGGTGAGTTCAACTGGGTTAGTGCTAACACCTTGGGTTGAGTTGTATAAATTTGTACGAGAGGAGTTGGAATTTTCTTGTTATTTTAACTCAAATACCCTATTGGCTGCATATTCGATGGCAAGACGAGCAGAACAGGAACAAGTTATTCGTGTGCAGGAGCAAAATCTTTTACCACTCACATTGGGCGAGATGTCTGATTTAATGCTTGAGTGGGCTTTAAATTATACGTATGTTTGTAGGGCACCAGGTGAAGATCCGCCACTTGGGCCTGTTGAGCAGCATATGGATGATGAATGGTTTGAGCAAGTTAATGCTATCGCTGCTCAGAGTCAAGAGCAAGTGCACCAGATGCTCAGTGAGTTAGATAAATCTCGGAAATCCGTGAAAGAAGTTGTTAGTGTAGTTAGTTATTGTGTTAGTTCTTTCTATACCCACTGGTGGTTATATGTGTTGTTTCTAGTTGGTGTATTTTCTCTAATTGTAGGTGTTTCTCTGTTTTACGCTACTTTTTCTGTTTCACCTGAAACTTTTAGACCAGTTAATAAACAGTGTGTGAGGCAAGTGTCTCTTGGTGTTAACGTGTGGGAGCGCTGGTTTAACCATTTGATTCTACGTTTTAACTGGGAGCAATTTGACCTCTTGAAGATGGATTTTAGGTGGAAGTTGCTCTGTTATGCAGAAGCGGTTCGGGGAAATTGGCCACAGTGCCATGGCTCTAATCTTACCATTTATAACTGATTCGCATGCGATATTTTAGCGTTTGTTAGTTCGCATAAACTAACGTATATATTTGTATCCCCTGGAGAGGCGCTGGTTGATAACCGGGATAATCGAATAACATGCTACTAGGGGTTTGTAATCTAATTGAATTTAAAAATAGTAATTAGATAGTATAGTTTTCTAACCGTCGGTACCATGTAGCGGGGTGCGTTACTCGTAGTGGAGGCGTTCCCTTTAGTGGGAAATTCGTCGACTACCTCTGAGTGCCAGTTAGTTAACTTTTAATTTTTATTTAGTGTTTGTGAGAACCCTAAATTCGTAGTTTATAGGCTACAAGT